TCCACTTGGCCCAGAAACGGTAGGTCTTGCCCAGCTCAACGGCTGCCGTGGCGATGTGCTCCGGCCCGGCAGCCGCCAGGCGTGCAGCAGCAAACCCGGGATTGGGCACCTCCGCTGTGATCTCGGCCATATAGAAGTTACTGCTGGCATGGCCGTGGCCTTGCTCATAGGCAGGCAGATCCGTCTGCAGCGTGGCACTGGTCAGCGCCGCCGAGGCCTCAAACCCCGTGGGCGTAGGCGGCGGCGTCAGGTCCGGCTGGAAGATGTCGTCAAACACCCCGTCCAGCTGCACCACGGTGCGCACCACTCCCGGAGCCAGAACCCCCGCCGTGTCGATCGCACGCAGCCCAAACGTCCACTGCCCGGCTTCCGGCTTGGTGGTCTCGAACTGCGCGGTGTAGACATCGTCCGCAACCCCCAGGGGCTGCATGCCCTCCCAGCTGGCCTCAGTCACAGGCACATCACCGGGCAGGTAGCGGATCTGCACCCCGGCCAGCGCGGCAGGCTTGTCGCCCGAGTAAGACCACATGAACCGGCGCAGGCCACCATCCACCTGCATCACCGCAAATTCCCCCGGATTACGGGGCGGCACCTGCGTGGCAATCGTGATGTACAGCAGCGCAGCCGACTGCCCGACACGCCCGCCGGGGCTAAAGGGTCGCACCTCGATCAGCCACTCCCCCGCACCATCGATGCGGAACGTGCTGCGGGTGCCCATGGCATTGCCGTCGACCAGGCGCAGTTCGCTGCCGTCGCGGCCCGCCCAGACCTGGGCGTGGTCGTAGTCGCCATCCACCTCCCACTGGACGTGCAGCTCATACCACTCGGTGTCGCCTTGCACATTGACCTGCTCCTGCACGCGCAAGTCTCGCGCGGCCGGTCGGCCCAGCTGGGGGATGCTGCTCTGGTTGGGCGCGGGCACATAGGCGCCGTTGAGCACGTAGTCCCAGAACTCCGGCCCTTCTGGCACGCAAGAGACGGCAGCGCCGGACAGGTCGCTCTCAGGCTCAATACCGGTCACGCGCACGCGGTAGCCTGGTGTGGGCTTGAAGTCCGCACACCAGAGGGTGTCATGCGCGGGGTTGTCCAGGCCATCCCCAGGGAACGCCACACCGGCGGGCCACTCGCCCACCAGCTCCACCACGTCCGAGGCCTCGGCCATCGGCACCATGGGCCACACACGGTAGTCACGCTCACCAGGGATCCGCAAGCCCATGTGCGGCGTGGCCAGCGGCGGCACGGCCTCATCCAGCTGCAGTCGGATCTTGCCGTCCACGATCTGCGCCGCCATCACACGGCCGCCAAAGCCCCACTGCGTCAGGTCATGCGAAACCGACAGCACGCTCAGCCGGCGGTAGTCCAGGTGCTCTATGTCCGCCTGAAAATGCACCGTCTTGAACTGGTACAGGCTTTGCGCCAGGTGGTAGCGCGCCAGCACGGCGGCATGCGCCTCACTGGTCACACCCTCGCCCGTCACCCGGGCCGGGTTGAGCATGGTGGTCACGCCCGGCGCCGTCACCCGCAGTGTCTTGGCCTCCCAGGTGTTGCGGTCCAGGTACTGGTACTCGATGCCGTCAGCCGCATTGCCCAGCACGTAGTCCACGCTGAAGCCGGCTTTTTTCATGTTGGCCATGTTGACAACGCCACTGATAGGCTGGCCCGATGCCACAAACACCACCGTGGGGCGGCTGCCATCGGTCCACGTGAACTGGCCCATGCCAGCCAGAGCCACTTCGTCGCAGAACTGCTGCAGGGACATCTGCTGGGTCACCCACCGGTCATAGGTGTAGCCCTTGGCCTTGCAGTGCAGCATGAAGGCTTTGAGGCCTTCGATGTCGATCTGCTCGTCCGACATGCCGTAGCCCCACTGCAGCACATCCTTGCCATCGCGGTCCTTGGCGTACACGCCGCGCAAGGTCTGCAAAATGATGGCGCCCGGGTTGCTCAGCCCCTCCTCACGGGTGGTCGCAGTCGCCCATGCCAGCCCATCCCACACCGGCAGCGGGCGGGCGCGGTAGGTTGCACGCAGGGTGTCCAGGCTGCCAGACAGCTGGCCCGTAGCCTTGATCTTGATACCGATGCGACCCCACTGGCTGTAGTCGGTGGTGTCGGCCTGGATGGTGCGCAGCGATGTCCAGGCCACCTGGCGCGTGGTCTTGTCCGGGTTCGGGCCGTCCAAGCGGCGCATGCGCACCTCATACTGGCCCGAAGGAACGGTTTTACCGAAGGTGGCGCGCCGGTTCTCTGTCGTGTTGTTGCTCAGCTGCTTGGGGGCAAAGAGGTTCTGCCAGGCCGAGGTGCCCACGGCACGGTACTGCGCCTCCAGGTTCAGGTAGGCCCGCTTCAACCCCTTGTTGCCCTGGGTAAAAAGCTGGTACTCCAGATCCACGTGCAGGCCCACGGCACCTGCGGAGCTGGTGCGCGTCACCCACGCAGTGGTGTCCGCCAGCTCCCCACCTGCAATGGTGTCCACATTGCTGTACAGGGGCACGGCCACGCTGGGCATGCCGCTGAAGCCATTGTGGTACACGCTCACATCGGTGTACGAGGTGATGGGCGTATCACCGATGGCCAGATCCGCTGCTGTGTGCACATTGATGCCACCCAGCAAGATCACGGACATGTACTGGTCTTCCCCTTCAGACCACGTATAAGACTGACTGGCCAGGTCAGGCGTGACGCGCATTTCCCCCCACAGCACCGGCAAAGGCTCGTAAGGCCTGGCCGTATTGCGCTGGCCGCTCAGGCTGTACACCTGGCGTGCAGCGGCCACATCGCCGACCTTGGGCACTTTGGGGCCGAGGACCTTGTTGATCAGCATGGAGCCGGCAATGACAACCCCAGCCTGGATCGCTGCCAGCGCAAACCCGGCGGAGGCGGCCACATAGGTGCCGCCCGCTGCGCCATAAATCCCGGCGGCAATACCGCCAGAGAACCAGGCTAGCGCGGCAACGGCCACCAGCTGAACGGCCTGCTTGGCTACCACGGCACGGCAGGCAATGTGCATGCCGTGCTTGGGGTAGACGTGGGCCCACATGGCGCGCGGCACCATGGCCCCACCAATGCTCACCACCCAGGCGCCCGATTCGATGCCGGGCACGTGCCGGCCCAGGAACATGGCCAGGCTCTCGCCGGGCTGCAGATCCGCCGGCACATTGCGCTGCCCCTCCTGGGTCAGTGCATGCGGCGTGACCACCAGGCGGCCCATGGCGTCCAGCAGCTCGGCCGGCATGCCATCCACGGCCGCCACAGCAGCGGCTTCAGCGCGGGTCATTTCCATCGGTAGTACCCCTCGACCGTCAGGCCCAGGCCCGACAGCTCTTGCAGCCGGTGCAGCGTGCTGCCCCCCTGCATCCAGGCGGCCACATGCAACACGTACGGCGTGTAGTTCAGAAAAAAGTAAGTGCCGATATGGCCTGCATGCATAGCGCCCACTTCGCGCATCAGCACGGCATCGCCGTCTTGCGGACGCTGTACCGGGTCGGCCAGCTGAGCGCTCATAGCGGCTATCTCCCGGGCCTGGGCTGCGCTGTCCAGCGGGCGCGGTCGGCGGCCTGGCAACAGCACCGCACGGCCAAACACCTGCTGCTGCACCCGCATGGCCAGGTCCGCGCAATCCATGCGGCGCGGGTCATAAGCAATGCCTACCAGGGCTTCAATGCGCTCCAGCATCAGAAGATCCCCGGCAAGGTGAAAGGCGTTGCAATCTGCTTGCAGGCAGACTGGCTCGTGACTTCGCCCACGCTGCAGCTGGCCTGGGCACTGGCGCCGCTGATGCTGACGCTGGACATGGGCAGCCAGAACTCATGCTCATGCCGGTCAGGCGTATCGCGGCCCACCACGATCAGCTTGGCCATGGTGGTCGTGCCGGGCAGACGGCGCTCCAGCTCATCGCTGACACCACGGCCCACGTTGTCCATTGCCAGCTGCATCCTCGGTGCTTGACCCGAAACGTCATCAGGCAGCGCGAAGCCAAACGGCACGCCGAGATAGGTCTTGCCCTGGCTCACAAAGTCCTGAACGTCATTGCAGATCAGCATCGAGTCGGAGAAGCTGGGGTTCGTGACCTCGAGCAGCTGAATGCATCCCACGTCATCGGTAATGCGCTGGTTGCGCGTGCGGAAGTCAGTCATCGCAGGTACTCCAGGGTGACGGATCGTTTGGAGTGGCCGAACCCGGCAGACAAAGGCTCCAGGTTCCCGATGTCACCGCCCTTGAATCGCACGGACCGCACAGTGCCAGAGCGCTTGTCACGCCAGTTAAACCAGCCGATGCGCTTGATGGTGTTGAAGTACCAGTCCTCGAAGCTCAGAGAGTCCTTACGGGTCCTGAAATACAAAGTGGCCGCCACTTGGACGACCACTCTGCTTTGACTCACCCGCATTTTTGCGAGGCCTCTTTCCATCTCAGAAGCAAGAACGCCGGGGTCAAACTGAACCCCGGCGCCGTCTCTGAGTATCCGAACATAGCTCGGCAACTCTGCCATATTCACCCCCTCATACGCTCTCGCTGTTGAAGTGCCTGAGACACGCGCCCATAACCACCGGCAACCTGGCTGGCGACTTCGTTCACAGCTCCATCCTGGGCTTGCTTCAAAAACGCTTTCAGCAACACCTGGCCATCGGCGCCTTGGGTTGCCTCCGTGCGTTCAACTTGCATGGGCTGGCCACTATTGATGAGTTCCACCTTGATGCTGCTTGGGCCACCTGCAGAAGCAATGGCTAGCTGTGGCGAGAAGGAAGGCTGGGCAACCGCCATCCCGAGGCGCATTGTTTCGACTGCAGCAACCCCGCCAGCCCTGGATACATCGTCCTGAGACCAAACCACCTCACCCGCGTGCACCAGGCCGGCAACCTTAGTTTTCTCTCCGGGTCCGGTGTAGCCACCGCCGGAGTAACCGTTCATGGCGTCCACACCACCCACAGTCATGCCGCTGCTTGCCAGCGCCGTGGGACTGGCGACCGCCATTACTCCACCAAAGATCGTGCCCAGAATGCCGCCACCGCCAGAAGTACCGCCCAGCATTGCGACCATGTTGGCGCGGATCTGAATTCGCACCAGGTCAGCAATCACCGAGTTCGCCAATGCAGTGAAGTCGCCCTTGCCCGTCATCACAAACGAAACCAGCGCGTCCTCCATGCCAGAGAAGGCGCTTGCAAAAACGTCTGCCGACATCAGGGCCACATTGGCGGCCGATGCCTGATAGTCATCAAACGCGCTGCGTGCACCAAGCGCCCAGTCGGCCTCCGCAACCTTGCGCTGCTCCAGCCCCTTCTCGTATGCGGACAGTGCTTTCTGCTCGGCCGCATTCATTGCGGCAAGCCGGTCGTCGTAGAGCTTTCGCTGCGCTGCCGTCAGCTCGCCATTTGCATCCGACACCGACTTGGCTCGCTCATTGGCCAGGGCGAGACGCTGACTCGCGTAGCGGTCCTCGATCTGCTGCTTTCCGGCCATCTCTGACCGGTGCACCGTGCCCATGCCCACCGCAGCCACATCACGCGAGAAGCCACGCTGCAGGGTGTCGAGGTACTCCTGGGCGGCCTGGGTGGCCAATTCCAGCGAGCTTTTCTGCGCCTTGAGCGCAGCGTCTTGCTGGATGCCGAGCACCTCCAGTGCCGCTCCCCGCTCTGCGGAAGCCTTCCCGAGCTTCGCCTCAGTCTCCTCAATGCCCTTCACGATCTGCAGGCGGTTGTCTTTCGTCACCGTCTCCTGCTTGTATCGCTCCAGCTGAAGTTTCAGCAGACGTTCCTGGGCATCGGCCTCCAGGTTGATAAAGGCCGCGCGTGCTGCGTAATACTCCGCGTCATCCAGCTGACCAGCTGATCGGCGGGCCTCCATGATCTTCTGCGCCTGGGCGTTCACAAACGATGCGGCCTCGATCTGCTTTTGATAGACCTGCAGGTCTATCGCGAGCGCATCGCTCAAAGTCTTCTTGGTCGAGCTATTGCCTTGGTCCCTCAGGCGCTTCAGCGCGTCATCCAGGCCACCAATCCGGGACCGCAGTTGATCGGCTTCCTTTGAGGCGCCTTGCCCAGTTTTCTCTAGCCCCTTGAGTGCAGCCTGTGCATCCTGTCCCTGCTTTTTGATCTCGGCCATCTGCTCGGCCAGCGACTTGTAGCTGGTGGTCGCAGTCAGCGATGCCTGTGCCGCTGTCACTGCCTGCTTTGACAGCAAGGCGGCAGGATCTGACTCACCCGCACCCGCCCCTGCAGTCAGCCCTTGGGCAGTCGCCCGCATGGTCTCCGCCGCGCCTTGCGCCTCTCGAAGGTTCCCGGCTAGGGTCAACCAGTTTCGCGGAATGTCAGTTCCCAGATTGGCGGCTTTCGCAGCATCTTGAAGCACTGGGATCAGACTGCCGCCGTCGTTCTTCAAGGCAACCAGGCGGTCATGAAATTTCTGAATCTCGGATTCAGATGCACCTGAATTCATCAAGGTGCCCAGCACCGCCGTGCCCAGTCCTTCGTATGCCTGCTGCGCTTCCGTCGCCTTCTGGGTCACCTTGTCCTTGATGTCCAAGATGATGGAGATCCGTTTCTCCTCGGGCAGCTTATCCAGCCTCTCCTGCAATTTGTCCAGCGGCTGATTCAGATCACCGATGGCCTGCTGAAGATCGACGGCACTCTTTCGGAACGAATAAAAGGCTGCGGCAGCTGTGCCGGCCAGCAACAAGGTCGCTCCCCACGGCCCCATCAGAAAGGCAAACGATGCGGCTGCAGCCCTGGATGCTACGGACACCGCCGTAAGCCCAGCCACAGACGCAACGCTTGTTCCGGAGATCGCGGCCCCCAGCTGCACCACCGCGACTTGCTGCACCAAAAATGCGCCCGTCGCCATCCCTGCGGACACCACGACGCGGGAGCCCATCACCAGGGCCAGACCACCTGCAGCCGTGGCAACGACATCGAGGTTGTTGCCCAGCAGGTTCATTCCCTTGACCAAGGTCGCTGTCACGCCATAGGCCTGGTTCTGCCAGCCGATGATTTCAGCGAACGAGGTCTTGAAGCTCTGCACCGCATCGCGCACTGCCGTGGGCATTGCTTCCGCAGCCTTGCGGTTGTCCTCCACAGTCCCGATAAGCGTCTTGTTGAAGTCCAGCAGCGACAGCTTTCCTTCAATGCCAAGCCGCTTGATTTCCGCCGCCGTCAATCCTGTAGACGCCGCAATCTTGTCAATGACTGTCGGCATTGCAGCCAATATGGCCTG